CTACCGGCCAGCGAGCCGGCCACAAACCCGCCGACGTCCTTCAGATCGTCCTGGCGGGACTTGGGCAGCTTGAGGTACTCGTCCAGCGTCTCGGTCCCGCGGACGGCCGTGCGGAGCCGCTCGACGAGCTCGGACCACCAGATCGTTTGGGCCGGCCAATGCGTTGCCTTTCGGCTGCTGCCGATGGATATTGTGAGCTGTCTGTCGTATTGAAAAAGCATGGGTGCGCTCAGTCCTTTCAGCTGGTCACCTTCCGCATTTCGTCAACGATCTGTGCTAATTGTTGAACGACTCGTCGCGTAGGTTCGGTATACTGGGAAGAGCGTCCATTGATCACCATTCGGCGTTGCAGGCGATCCAGCTGATCATGAAGGCGGACGAGCTTTGCGAAAGTGTTATTGAGCTGCGTTTGTTCTGATTTGTTCGGCCGCATCGCTCTGCCCCCTCTCTACCAGATGAATTAACCGATCAATATACCACCGCGCTTTTTTAAGATCCTCTACGCCGCCCTTCCGGCTCCAGAGCCAGAGGTATTCGATAGCAGCACCGGTGCAGTAGGCTACGCCGCCGGTCAACCCCGCCGTCGCGGACTCGATCGCATCGATGCATTCCACCTTGCCGGCGGTGTAGTGCGCGAGGTGATCGATTGGGTCGAGGGCCGATGAATCAGGTGGTGCATCATTTGTTGTGATGATATCGTGGTCGGTTTTCGTTTTTTCGCTTTCTTGTTTTAGTCCATCGATCTGGAGCGTTTTCTCCGTTGGTTCATTTTTGGATTGTTGCTCTTTCAGTTTGTCAAGTAGCCCCCACCGCCTTTTTAGGCGATAAAAGGTGGATGAGGCCATTGGGAATTTTTTCATGATTTCCGTATCGGGCAGTCCTTGTTTTTTAAGTTCCAGATATTTCTCTTTTGTCAATTTTTCCATATTTTGCACCTCCATGTTATAGCCGTTCAGCTTGAGACCAATCTGGTAAAGCAAACGGTGAACATGAGCTTGACTCGTTCCGATTTGACTTGCGATCTCTTGTTGAGTCATTCCGAGCATTCGCAATTGGACAATTTTTCTTTCTCTGGTGGATATAGATTGTAAAAAATCAGATACGATGATACCTGTAAGGTCTGTTTCGTGCCCGATTAGATTGAATACCTCATCTTTGCTATCAGGCTGTAAATTTTCATTCATTGAGATAACGTTAATTTTTTGTAAATACTGTAATACTTCATTTGCCTGTTGGATGCTGCAGCCGATAGCATTAGCAACTTCTGAGGCGGTCTTATCGGTCAGATCGTGTTTTATTACTGCTCCGGCTCGTTCATACAACGGGCGAGGAACGTTAAAATTCGAAACGGATTTTCGGATGAATCGTTTAATCTCACCTGAGATGATGTAGTAAGCGTAGGTTGAAAAGGTCGTATGGTATCGCTTTCCGTCATATCTTCGAAACGCTTTGATTAACCCAATTCGACCTTCGCTTATCAAGTCTTCGAAACTTATCCCTCTTTTGACTGCCCATCGATATTTGCTTGCCACTTTGAGAACGAGCTGTTCATTTTCTCGAACAAAGTCGCCCAAATATCCTAAATAAGGATTGTAATCTTTTACCTTTATTTCCATATAAGATTCAATCCTTCTGATAATAGTCCGCCACGAATCCGGTGGCCGCGAGCGGCAGCCCCGGCGCCCAGCTGATTGGCGCGCTCACGATCGCCGTCACGGCGTTAACGTCTGCCCGATCCGCCGGCACGTCCAGCACGACCTCGTCGTGGACGTGCATGACGATCTGGTAACCGGCCGCGGCAAGCCGCATCATGGCCTCGGCCAGGCAATCCCGAGAGATAGCCTGCACGACGTTTTCCGTCAGTTTCCCGCCGTAGGTGCCGGTGGGCTCCCACTTCGTTCCGTTCCGGACGTAATAGTGAAGCGCGTCCTTTCCGCGGTCGTTCTGGCTCAAGAACGGCCGAGGGTAGTACAGTTTTCGCCCGCTCGGTAGCGTAATGGTGAAAAAGTCCTGTTGAGTCTCGTAGTGGCTTTCTCGGGCGAGGATCAGCCCGCGGACTCCTACCGGTTGCCCGGTTCGCATGACCTCGAGTGCCGCGTTCTCCAGGCTGTACCACAGATCGCAGATGCGCCGGTTAGCGTTCCGCCAGCGGGTGACGATTTCGGGCAGCTCCTCTTCCGTAAGCCCGCTTTCGAGAGCGCCCATTTTGATGAGCGCCGGCGGCCCGCCCTGGTATCCAAGCGCCAGCTCCGCCACTTTCCCTTTCTGCCGTAATTCGCTGCCTTTTCCGATCTCCTCGATCGGGACGCCGAACATCTGGCTGGCAGAAGCCTCGTAGATTTTCCCGTGAGTCCGGAAGACTTCGAGCCGCCACTCCTCCCCGGCCAGCCAGGCGATGACGCGGGCCTCGATCGCGGAAAAGTCGGCCACGACCAGCTTGTGCCCTGGAGACGGGATGAACACGGTGCGGATGAGCTGGGAGAGCGTGTCCGGGATGCTGCCGAAGATCAGCCGGATGGCGTCGGTGTTTCGCGCCTTTACCAACTCTCGCGCGTAGCCGAGCGGCTCGATGTGGTTTTTGGGCAGATTCTGCACCTGCACCAAGCGCCCGGCCCAGCGTCCGGTCCGGTTGGCGCCGTAGAACTGGAACAATCCCCGGACCCTGCCGTCGCTGCAGATGGTTTCCCGTACAGCCTTGTACTTCTTGATCGACGTTTTCGCCAGCTCCTGCCGGATCTCCAGCACCCGTCGGACGACACCTTCGTCGACTTTTTTCAGCAGCTTGGAGACGGTGCCTTTCTGCAGGTTTTCAATTTCCTCGCCCACCTCTTCGGACAGCCAATCCTTCAGCTGCTGGACACTTTTCGGGTTCTCGAGCCCCGACAGTTGGACGGCTTCCTGCATCAGCTCGCCGGTCACCTGTTCGTCGATCGTAAGCGCCCCCTCGACCAAGTCCATGTCGACGGTCACCCCGCGCATGTTGATGATCTGATCCAGCTGCCACAGTCGCCATTCCTGATCGGGGACCGGGAAGGCTTCGAGCCGCCGGGCGATCTCCATTTCCGTCACCACGTCCTGCCGGCAGTATTCTTTGAACAGTTGCCACTTCTCTGGTTCGTGGTGGGGAAGCGTTCGGGTCCGGTATCCGTTCGACCTGGTGGGCGTCGTCGGGACGCAGAACGCCCGGATCAGCGCTGAGCCGATGTTGAGCTTCCGCTTGTCTTCGGCCAGCCCCAACGCTTCCCCAACGGCGGCCAGGCCGGCCGTGAATCCGCAGTAAAGGCCGTGCACTTGTGTGCAACGCCATTGCGGGAGCCACGCCTCCGGCGTTGTGAACCCGAAATGCTTGCTCAAGCAATACCATTCGAACGCGGCGTTGTAGGCGCGCTTGATGACGGACGGGTCGGTCAGTGCGGCGACAACATCGGGCGGCAACTGTTCCCCCTGCGCCAGGTCGACGACATGAACCGGGCCGTAGTCGAATGAGTAGGCGAACAGGAGGATCTGGAAATCGGGGGCCTGCACGTACTTGTACAGGCCCGATTTTTTCAGATCGACTGAACTATATGTTTCAATGTCAATGCTGAGGTGCCGGGTCATATCCCCCACACGTCGCCCTGCAGCGGTTTGCCGGTGATCGGGTCAATTTGCACCGGCGCTGCGGTGCCAGGTTGCGTCGGATAGATCGGTGCTGCCGTGCTCGGTTGTGGCGGATATACGGGTGCCTGGGGCGCGGCCGGATGTCCGTAGGCCGGCTGGCCGTAATACGGCTGCGCGTTTTCAGGCGGAGCGGTAGCGACCAGGCTGGCGAAGTCCTCAGCCGCGGACCGGCGGCCACCGAGCGGTTCGCCGTCGGCCACTTTTTGCACGTTGCCGAGACCGCAGCCGATTCCTTTCTTGCCGGCGGCGTTGTACGCGAAGAAATTCACGCTGACGTGCGCGTACATGCCGCTGTAGATTTGCGTCGCGTCGATGATCGGGTTCAGGTTCAGGTCCACGATTTCCGGTTTCTGTTTCGTGCTCGCGGTCATAACCCAATGCCCTTTGCATTCCGGGCCGAACGGCATGCCGTCCGACGGCCGGACGCCGTCACCGTCATAAATCGGAATCGGGATTTGCGGCGGCCGGACGCCGTTCCACCTTTTTTGGACGCCTTCTTCGATTGCGGCCGCGATGGCGGCGTCGATGCGCTGTTTCGTGGCAACATCGGATTTCGGGATGAGCAGCGTGACGCTGTAACGCGGTTCGCCTCCGCTCGGCGGCGTGTGCGGTTGGGTAAGGTGCACGTAGCTTAGACGGACCTTTCCAGTGATGACGCGTTTGAGATCTTGGCTCATTCCTCATAACCTCCATTGAAATTTTTAAAATCATCGATTGCCGTGGGACGCGTAATCGCTTCGCGTTTGTCGCTTTCGGGCACCAGCGTCGGCTTGCCGGGTTCCACTTTCACGAATCCGGGTTCCTCGAGCAGTCGACGGTATTCCGCTTTGCCGAGTACCTTTTCAACCTGGGCGATAGTGAGCGGTTTTCGTTCGTATAGCACAGCCTCATCAATGCCAGCAGCTACAAGGTGCGCGAATGCCGCGTCGATATCTGTGTACTGCCGCGAGCTGCGACCCTCGACAGCCTTCCAGCCGGGAATCTCGTTACCTTTTAGACATTCAGCTAGCGCATACTCTTCAAGCTCAGTAACCCACTTCACCAGCCCGCGGGCCCGTTCGAGGATCTGGCCGACCTCTTCATTAGTGATCAGCGGAGGCCGCATCTTGTGGAAGCCCTCGAGCTGAAGGTAGTGCTCCGCCCGCGCCTGGCAGGTGTGCCGCGCCCGGCAGAATCGGCAGTGATCGCCGGGGACAAATTCCCCTTCGCCGGCAAACGCCCGGGCGGCAATTGGTTTGATTTCCTCTCCCCACGCCAGCAGTTCGCCGATCGTGATTTCGTCTTCGCTGATGCTGTCAAGTCTCGGCTGGAAAATCGTCATCCGGACGCGCTCGATTGGGAACAGGAAGCTGTATGCCGCATAGGCGCCGAGCGCATACAGGCGCATCTGCGGGTTGCCGACGGCCGATACTGCGACGCCCTTCCCATATTTCAGGTCGACGATATGCAGCGTACCGCCACCGATAATGACGCAATCGCCAGTACCAAAGCCCTCCGGGACCCACGAGCTGAAATCGAGCCGCTTTTCGATCGCGATGTACGGCGGACTGTTGAATGCGTGCACAGTCTGTTTGAGATAGTCCAGGTATGCGTCTGTGTGCCGCATGATCTCCGGCCAGTACGATTCCGGATTGCGCAGCTGTCCGTTCTCATAGATCGGCGTTTCCTGGAGCTCCTTCAGACGCTTGTTGAACGCTCGCGGGCCTATCGGCTCTGTGAAGTGCTTCTTCGCCTTGATCTCGGCCACCGCGTGCGCGAGCGTCCCCTCCGCCGCGTAATCGGAACCGGTATCCGGGAATTGCTCTTCCAATCTTGCGCTTGGAGTGCAAATCAGCCACTTGTGCGCGCTGGACGCGGCCAGAACAGCGTGAATGCGTTCGGTTGCGGGGGCGATCATATCTTTGCCCCCAGCTGGCGCAGCGCCGTTGCGAACGCGCCGTACTGTTCCTTCGGGAGCGCGGTCAGCGCCTGCACGCCAAACGAATGCAGCAGCTGAACGACTTCATCCCGCCGGCCGGCGTCCATGAGCTGCGTTGCGGCGACGGCGAGCTGGTCGAGCGTGTAGGATTGTGCTGCCGTCGGGACCGCCGCGGGAGCCGGCGCGGCTGCCTGCGGTTGGGGTGCGGCCGGCGCCGCCGTCGGTACGGCAGG